TTCTTTCAAGAACAGAGGCATATTCCCTAATTTCTTTTTGGGCATTGTCATCATTTCTTAATGCAAGAAAATTTAATGCGCTTCTTAAATTCACAGTCCAGATAAATTCAGTGTATTGACCAACTGGTAATACACATCTCGCTACTTCTTTTGCAATTCCAGCATCAATCATATCGTAGTATGCAGACTCTGCTGCTTGATAAACTGTTTCTAATGACTCTGTTACAAAATCATAGATTGCAGTATCTTCAATTTGTTCAAAAGTATAATGTCCGGGTTTTCCGACTTGCTTCCTAATTGCATCAATGTCTGGAAAAAAGAACTCTAACTTATCTGGTACATAATATCTCATGCTCATCTCATTAAATGATGACCATCTATGTCTGAACCATTCTCTTGCTACAAATATTGGTGCTTTAATGTAAAACTTAAATACAACATGCTCAAAAGGAGTAGCGTGTTTGTTTTTCATCAAAAAATTTATTAAACCTTTTGCTTTGTCATCCATTTCGGTCTGGTAGGATGCAAAACTAACTCTTGCTGAATTTACAATATCAACATCTGAACCGAAGCAGTCTATCAACTTGACTGATCCGGCATTTAGGACAGGAATTTCAAGATTCAAGGTCATGAGAAGGGATGCTATCACAGATTTTAAAAAACGTTCGGGTATTTTTTTTAAAATTGCCGCACGCTGTGATGAAAACTGTGATAGTGTCACTCATAATAAGCGAAGCGCACTAGTTACACGGTTTAACCGATTATCTATTTATTGATACGGATGGTAAAATAAACACATGCAAATTATTGCTATTGTAGAATCTGACGATTGTGGACCAGCAGCAGTTCTTGATTCTGATTTTATTACGATTATGAAGTGTGATGGTTTTTATTTAGGTGCTACACGATGTGTATTTCGTGGAACACCAATTACTTGTGAACTATCTGAGGAAGACGCAAATAAACTTATTCAAAAAGGTGTAAACTGCATAGAGATTGAGAGTTATACTAAGTAGTTGATCTTATGAAGAAAATTAGCTGGTTCACTCCCAGTAGTACTGATGAGTCTGGTGAACTTTGGTATAGCCAGGGTTATTCAAATGCTGCTTTAAATACAATTAGGGCTTTACAAGATAAAGGCGTAGGTGTCTTCTACAATCGTAGAGATATACCTTATCATGTTAACTTCTGTCAGCCAATGTATTATCAAACTGGTAGATCTTACATTGTTGGCTATACTCCTTGGGAGAGCACGAAGATCCCTCTTAGTTGGAGACAGCCTATGTCCGAGTGTGATGAAATTTGGGCTACTTCAGAATTTGTAAAAGATGTTTATGAAAAAAATAATATTCATCATAACATTCATGTAATACCTCATGGTATCTCAGAAGAGTTTGAAATTTACGATAGAGAGATTACAGATAAGTTTAACTTTTTACATGTAGGTGGTGACTCTAAGCGTAAAAATGTTCAGATGGTCGTGGATGCTTTCCTTGAATTATATGACGGGAATATGGACTATCAGTTAGTTTTGAAGTACAACGGCTTTTGTGATGCCGATGTTTATCTTAATGGCCAAATAGTTCCTGCTGGTCGTCATCCTCAAATTTATACGCTTCCTCAAATGTTAACAACTTCTGACATGGTTGCTTTATATCATAAATGTCATTGCCTTGTTTATCCTTCTAGTGGTGAAGGTTTTGGCATGATTCCATTTGAAGCAATTGCAACGGGTATGCCTAGCATTGTTACAAATCTTACAGGTACGGCGGATTTTGCAAAATACTCTGTTCCGCTAGATGCTGAATGGGGTGAGGCTCCTTGGCAAAGCCATCAATATGGTTGTGATGCTGGTGATTGGGCTATTCCAAATTATGATGCTTTGTGTGATTTGATGGTTCATGTGGTTAACGAGTATGACGACTTCAAAAAATATACTTTACAATCCGCAAGAATTCTTCATCAGGAGCAATCGTGGGGCGCTGTGGCTGATATGATCATCGGACGGCTTGAAGAATTCGAAAATAGTTTCTAATCATCCCTAGCACTTTTACTTTATTTCGAATATTCCAGTTGATACGATAGTTGTCTATCATTTTTTCAGGAGGCTATATGGATAATGTTATTACACCAGAGTTTGTGGCAAAGTACACAGACAAGACCCCACCGTGGGGATTCAACGGTATGGGCGAGATTGTTTATCGTCGTACCTATTCTAGAGATATTGAGGCTCTAGGTCGTAAAGAGTATTGGTTTGAGACTATTGCTAGGGCAATCAATGGTGCTCAAGAAATTGGTGCTGGTTATACAAAAGATGAAGCAGAACGTTTGTTCGATTATATCTTTAACTTAAAGGGTATTTTTGCTGGCCGTGCCCTATGGCAGTTGGGAACTCCTCTTGTCCGTCAGATGAGCGGTGTGTCTCTTGTTAACTGCTGGATGACAACTATTTCAAAGGTAGAAGACTTCCAGTTCTTGATGGATCATTTGATGGTTGGTGGGGGTGTTGGGTTTACCGTGGAGCGTGCGGTTGTTCATGATCTTCCAAAGGTTAAGGCCGTTGGTGTAATTGCTCACCAAAAGACTAATGACGCTGACTTTATTGTTCCCGATTCTCGTCAAGGCTGGTCGGCCCTTCTTGCTAAGGTGCTCGATAGTTATTTCCATACTGGCGAGTCTTTTACTTACAGCACAGTTCTTATTCGTGGTTATGGTGCTCCACTAAAGACTTTTGGCGGTACAGCATCAGGCCCAGAAATTCTTATTGAAGGCATTGCTGATATTTGCAAAATTCTTGACGGACGTATTGGCAAGAAGATTCGTTCTGTAGATGCTTTGGATATTTGTAATGTTATTGGCAAGATTGTTGTAGCCGGTTCCGCTCGTCGTTCTGCTCAGATTGCTATTGGTGATCCTGACGACTTTTTGTATCTTCGTGCAAAGAACTGGGGTAAGGGTGACATTCCTGCATGGCGTGGTAACTCTAACAATTCTATTTTTGCTGATTCATATGATGAGATTATTGATGAATTCTGGAAGGGGTATGATGGCACAGGTGAGCCTTACGGACTTATTAATCGTGACCTTATTCGCAAGACTGGTCGTCTTGGTGAGAAGATTAATGACAAGGGCGTAATCGGTACGAATCCTTGTGGTGAGATTGGTTTGGAGGATGGTGAACCTTGCAACCTTGCTGAAATCTTCTTACCAAACATTGATAGCGAAGAAGAATTGCATGATTTGAGTCGTCTTTTGTACAAAACTCAAAAAGCAATTACTACTCTTGCTTACCCGTATGCGAAGTCGCAGGCTGTAATCAGCAGGAATCGTCGTCTTGGTCAGGGTATTACTGGCTGGCTTCAGGCGACTGATGAGCAGTTGTCTTGGGTGTCTGGATGCTACGAGCAACTTCGTGAGTTTGATAAGGAATGGTCTGGCTCTATTGGGATTAATCCTTCAATCAAGTTGACTACTGTTAAGCCGTCAGGAACTCTTAGTCTTCTTGCTGGTGTTACGCCGGGTATTCACCCTGCTTATTCTCAGTACTACATTCGCCGTGTTCGCATGGGTAGTGCTGATCCATTGGTAAATTACTGTCGTGATAAGGGTTATGATGTTCAGTATGATGTTGGTCTTGATGGTAAGGAGAATCACACGGTTTGTGTCGTTTCTTTCCCTTGCGAAACACCAGAGCACGCAACTCTTGCTAAGAACCTGACCGCTATTGATCAATTGGAATGGGTTGTTAAGGCTCAATCTGAGTGGGCTGACAACAATGTTTCTGTAACAGTTTACTACCGCAAGGAAGAGTTGCCTGAGATTCAGGAGTGGATGAAGAAGAACTATAAGAACAAGTTGAAATCTGTTTCGTTCTTGTTACATAGTGATCACGGTTTTGCTCTCGCACCTTATGAAGAGATTGATGTGGATTCTTACGAAAAGATGAAGTCTAAGATTAAGAGTGTTACTTTTGTAGACCAGATCAATGAGTATTCACTTGAAGACCTTGAGTGTGAAGGTGGAGCCTGCCCTATCAGGTAATGGTTTATCGGGGGTAGCACAATAGGCAGTGCATCTGACTGTTAATCAGACGGTTGCAGGTTCGAACCCTGCTCCCCGAGCAAAAGGCAAAAAGCGTATCAACTAGATACGCTTTTTGTCGTTTACTGGTGCTTTTGAACACGATGTGGTGTAGAATGTTTGAGATGATTGACGATTATGTAAAGAAGAAGGATTTATATGTGCCGGAACGTGCTTTCGGTGTCTGCATCTGGATTATGCCAGATGGTAAACCTTTATCTGATGGCGACGGTGTTTTGTGTGCTGAGGGTGTAATGAATGATAGAGATGTTGAAAGGCAAGTTGCTCAGGCTGCTAAATACTGGACAGGGAGCGAAGAGGGTTATACTACTTGGGTAGGTGGAGCAAGAAAGGTGACTGCTTCTGAGCAAGATGATCAAAAAGAAAGATTTGAGCAAGGTCTTAATCCTGATCCGTATGAGGATATTATTGAAGCGGCTGTCAGAAAAGAATTAAGTAGGAGAGGTCGATGAGATCAAACATGAGTCATATTGAAGAAGAAGAGACACCAGAGATCTATCTGGACGATGTTAGTTATTCTCAGGTTGTTACCAAAAAGAGCACAGACGACCCTTTTAAGAAAGTTAAGTATTCTTCTCTTTCATCAAGGATGAAAAGAAAAGCAACTCGTCTTGCCAAAAAGTATGAAGGTATTGACGATGTAAGCACAAAATATATTGATCCAGAAGAATTAGATGGTTACTCTTTATATGATGTTGTAACTCCGCCATATGATTTAGATACTCTTGCTGATTTATATGATTCAAGCGCTATTCATAATGCTGCAATTAATGCAAGAGTTATGAACACTGTCGGTCTCGGGTATTCTTTCCCAGAAACAATTAAATCCAGAAGAAGGCTTGAAAAGGCTCAGGGTAATCCAGACAGACTCTCTAGAGTCAGAAAGGCTATTCAAGATGCTCGTCAAGATCTTGAAACTCAGTTTGAAAACTTTAATGAAGAAGAGACTTTTATTGAAACAATGACCCGTGTATGGCTAGATGTTCTTACTACCGGAAACGGCTATCTTGAGATTGGTAGAAATAATTCAGGTCAAGTTGGATATATAGGCCATATTCCATCAACCCTTATGAGGGTTCGTCGTCATCGTGACGGCTTTGTTCAGATCGCTAAAAGTAATAAGATTCAAGCGGTGTTCTTTAGAAACTTTCAAGACACCGAAATGGAAGATCCGATTAATTCAGATCCAAATCCAAATGAAGTAATGCATTTCAAGACGTATTCACCCAATAACACTTATTACGGTATTCCGTCATCTGTTTCTGCGGCTGCTGCAATCGTAGGAGATAAGTTTGCCAAAGAGTACAATATTGATTATTTCGAAAATAAAGCCATCCCTCGCTACGCAATTATTGTCAAAGGCGCAAAACTGAGCCAACGTTCAAAACAAGAACTTGTAAATTATTTCCGTCAAGAAGTCAAAGGAAGAAATCACGGCACTCTAATTGTTCCTCTTCCGGCTTCTCTTGGTGGAGATACTGATATTAAGTTTGAGAAACTTGAGGCTGGAATTCAGGACGCTTCGTTTGACAAGTACCGCAAGTCAAATAGGGATGAGATTCTTGTTGCTAACAGGGTTCCCGCCCCGAAGGTAGGTGTTTATGACAATGCTAACCTTGCGGTTTCTAGAGATGCTGACAAGACGTTCAAAACTCAGGTTATTGGTCCAGATCAATCTGTTATTGAGAAGAAAGTTAACAGACTTATTTCTGAATTCACGGACTTAGTAACCATTAAGTTTAATAGAATTGATCTTATTGACGAAGATATTCAATCAAGAATTTATGATAGATATCTTCGCACAGAAGTCGTCAGCCCAAATGAAGTTCGTAACGAACTTGGTTTGCCTGAAAGATATGACGGCGACGAAGTTCTACCATTCCCCACAAAGTTAAAGAAAGAGCAGGGCAGCAATGGTCCCGGTGCTCCAGAGGGGAATGATAATAATGCTTCCGCAGTGCCCAGAAAGGCCAGAGCGGACACGCCAGAGGGGTCTACCGATCCTAGAGATAGCGGTGATCAGGCTGAGCGTGGAGAGAACCAAGATAATGGAGGAAATAATGATTGACGGACATATTGT